GCAGTTGCTGCCTTATTAGCAAGAATACCGATGTTTATATTGTCATTGAATATAGCATAGTGCAACAAATAAGACACCGACGTCGTTGACTTACCAGTCTGACGAGGCATCATACAGATGTTGAATCTATTTTTATGAAAGTTTTTTATTAACTTCTCTTGAAATGGCCACATCTCAAAGGGTACAAGACCCTCATCAACGTTTACGATTTTGATATATTTTCTAGCAAAGTAAACTGGATCGTCTTTACACTTTAGAAATTCTTTTACATTATCTTCTGTGAACTGAATTTCAGTGTTCGCTTTTTTTAGATTCGGATTACCAAGATAGACGTCACTTTGTTGGGGCATAAATTAGCAGTTCCACTTCCTCAGTGCTTTATTTATTCTTGAATCGGGATCCCTTGCTGTCTTTGCTGATGTAAGTCTTTTCTTCATACCAGTCATTCTAGCACAGAAAGACTTTCTTCTGTTTGCTGCCTTCGATCCTTTCTTCAACTTAGAGGGTTTAGTTGTCACAGCAGTTTTGAGTTTAGAACCGGGATTTGCTGCTCTATATGATGCAACACCCTTGGCATTCAACCCACCACTGGGATTTTTACCTGCCTTCCTTTGCCATGCCGGAGACTTTTTTTCGTCGATTATTTCCACCTCTTCATTCTTAGGAACACAGTTAGGAACCATCTTGCCACCTTTCTTTTTATACCCTACTTGCTTATGAGTCTTCCAACATTCTTGAGCAAACTGAGAATATGTCTTTGACTCTTTGTTCATAGAGATCAATTCATTTCTTGCTTCTCTTTTGCTTGGTCTACGATAGCGACCTACATCTGTAACTTTACCAGTTTTTAGATTATAGTTTTTACCTCTTGTTCTGTTGACATGATCTGTCATAGCAGTGTCAACTTCCTTTGTGCTTCTAGCATACTGAGAAGATTTATCTTTTAGATTAACCTTCTCTTCAATCTTTTTTTCTTTCTTTTTCTTCTCCCCAAACTTTGCCATAGGACCTTTGGGTTTACCATCTCCTTTGTACATACCATATGCAGTGCCTTCATCTACAGTATTACCGCCTTGAGTTAGACCTGCCTCCAAACCCTTAACCTGATCATCAGTCAAAGGTTTACCATTCATCATCCTAGTCTTTATCATTCTCTTTATCTTTTCTAACTCAGTTTCTTCCTTCTTCATCTTCTCCTTCGCTGCCTTGAGTCTAGCAAGAAACTCCTTACCACCCTTCTGTTTCTTGATCTCATCATCACTCATCTTCTTACCAGACTTGTTCTTATCAGCATACATCTTACTCTGCATGTCATTAGAACTTGTCAATCTACTATCTTCTAATTGAACGTCCTCTTTCTTGACACAGTTTGGATATCTCTTACCAAACATAGTCTTCATGCCTTTCTTCTCATATCCCTTCCAACACTTTTCTACGAAGGTAGAGTAACTTATATTACCTTCAAACTCTTCTTTCTTACTATTACCCCAGTTTGCAGCACCAACTTTACGACACTTGACTAATGCACCTGATGCATATGCACTTGGCCATACGGAGTATCTTGACTTGACCTTATGATAGCATGCATCCTTTGTGCCACTTCCTTTACCCTTCTTGTCTGCTTCGTCTATAGTTTCACCTTCTGGTTCGTAGTGTGCTTTATCTACTTTATCAGTATTGTACTTCAATCCGGGATCACCTTGATACTTTTTCAAAAAGTCACTTCTATTCTTGATTGTTTTCAAGGGCACAGAGATGTGTTTTAGTTCCTCTTTCATTTTCTTTTTAGGTTTGTCAGTTGAAACGTAAGTTGGTTTTGCAGCACCAGTTTTTGACTGCTGACCGGGGTCTGCTTTCTTTTTACGACGAGCAGCAGATAATCTTTCTGCTTTACTCATACTTGCTCTTTTTGCTGAAGAAACACATTTGGGTGTTCCTTCTCCGGGTTCATCACTAGCACAGGTGCCACCTGTCACCACGTTGACCCATCCACCTTTACCATCTTTTGATTTAGATCCCTTGAACCATTTATGCAATGATCCTTCATACATCTTATCACCTTTCTGATAAGGTCCCTTTGACCAAGTATTTACCCCTTTCAAATTTTGCTGCCTCATCATCCTTTTGATTTTTGCATAGTCCTCTACTGGATCTAAACCAAATTTCTTTGCAAAGTCTGTATATGCACTCTCATCTATACTCTCATCGTATGTCTTGATTCCATCCTTTACATATCCTTTTCCTTTAGTATCGTAGAACCTTATACCTTTCTTCACTCTTTCCCTTTTCTTCTCCATGTACTCTTTATCTGCCTTTACTTTGTCTTCTCTTCGTTTTGCCTTTTTGTCTCTTGCCTCTTGTGCTTTCGCTGCAAACGATTTGTAGTCAGTCAACTCATCCAAGTCTGACACTTGTATGTCAGTCACAGGTATCTCAGTATGTGCACGAAGAATTTCATGCGGAACCCTCTTCAATTTTGGATCAATTGTTTTGGTGCCACCACCTGTTTTGTTTAGTCCTTTAGGAAGTCCTGTGGCAGGGTTCCTATCTGACCCATCATAGTATTTTGTTTCCATTGCTTGTTTTCTTATCGTAGCATAATAAACTTTTTCACCTTCTTCCTTACCATACTGTTTCTTCATGTTCTTCTTCATGTCAGAGTCATCATATTTTTTCTTCAGCATCGTGTCTTTTCTCTTTTGAGATGAGGTCATCTTTTCCTCCTTCATTTCTTTAGTCTTCTTTTTCATCGAGTTGATGAATTTTCGATAGACTGCTGCCTCAGAGGTTTTACCCATCTCTCTCGCCCTTTGTTCCATAGCAACAGCTGCTTGAATCTTATGAGCATGAGATCGAGAAGAATTCCTGATTTTTGAAACAGATGCTTTTGCAGTAGCAACATCCTTGAAACCCAATCCATGAATAGTTCCTTTAGGATTTTCATCAGTATATAAATCAGAATGTTTTTTAGAATTTGCAGGTTGACCCTTCTTACGAGGAATACGAGGATTTGACCCCTCATAAACTATCGCTTCACCCATTCCGCCACCGCCATTGCCACCACCGTTACCACCAGAACCACCGTTACCATTTCCACCACCATTCCGACCACTCCCATTTGACTTAGAGTGTCCGTTACCGTTGCCATTACCATTCTTTTTAGAATCATCCTCTTGTGGTTCTTGTCGCAAGTAACCGCGAGCACCAATCATGTACCCTTTAGGTATTTTTTTACACTTCTTATCAGTGTAACAATAATATTGTCCTTTCGGGCAAGATTTGGTCATCTTATAACGATTACTATTTCTTATTTATATTTCCTTGCTTGATTAGTTTTTGGAGATCTGCAGTGCTACCAATGAATACTGAATTGTTTACAGTCTTTGGACCATCTCCAGTTGGTTTATCTAAGTCAACCATTTTCTTTTGTAAATCAATGAGTTTATCTGTGGTATCTGCCACACTCTTGATCAATTGACCTGCGACCTCATATGCTCTTGGGTGCTGTGAGTCTTGGCATACATCCAATATACCATTGATTGCCTCCTGACCCTTCTCTACTAGATTATATAATTGTGCTCTACTATATTCGTAATCTTTCTGAGGATCATCTCCTCCATTTTTTATAGGTTTGACTTTGACAGATTTAGTCTCCTTGACTATTTCTGTCTTTACGTTCATTGCCTTTTCTAACTCATCAAAGTTTTCCATTATTGGTCAGTGCCCTGACTAGGACTAAAGAATTTAGAATCTTGGAAGAAGTCAATATCACTATTGAATCCAAAATCATCACCGACTTCGATCAATGCATGATCGGCAGCGTTAATAAGATTTATAACATCACCATTACTATGTTTCATTTCTTTAGTTCTGTATTGACCTCTAGCAACTATAATCGAGACATTATCTTTCTCCTCAACTCTCATTACTTCACTATTAATTTGAATGTATTGTCCAACAACTAAACTTGCACCACTCGTTACTGTCATTAGAGTCTTACCAACTTCCAATGTTGCAGCAAGAGAAAGGGTTGAGTCTTGATTATAATCTTTCGTAGCAGTAGGTGTGACAACGTATCTGACCTCTCTTGGTGCTCTAATGGCAGACGAGTAATCGATCTGAACCTTCTTGATAATTCCTCCTGTCTCGTCTGTAGGAATCTCGTTGTAGAAATATGTTTTTGCCATAAATTCTAGATCATATACGATCGCTCTTCTTGTATTGAAATCATCCTCATATTCATCTTTGAATGATATGTCACTCAATGTAAACGGTATGTCTCTTTTTTCATCATGTCCCTCTATCATGTTGAGTGTGACATTATATGATGGTTGAAAGAATGGTAATATTTGCTCTAAGATCTGCAAAGCGTCATCTTGCAATTTTGCAGCGAAACTAAGTCTGAATCCTATGTTGTAAGGAACAGGCATAAAGACTTTTTTAATTTTATTTTTACTACTATTAGGAACCAAACAAAATTTTGTTATAGGTGCAATCTTTCTTGTTGGGTCATATTGATATGAAGTTATCTCAAATGATAATCTTGGTAATGTTATTGCTACATTTTTATTAAAGTTTGGTTGTTGTTCGATTCTTGCCAAGAACTTCTGCATAGGTCCATATGCAATCGGAACCTTTATTGTTGATATCACTGCATCTGTAGCATCATTTGTATGCTTTATTGTGATGTCGTTGAAGAGAGTTCCGAAAGCGATTACAGTCTTTCTTATTGTCTCATTGTAAAAATACTTTCCAAACATTATGCTTCACCAAATGGGTTTTTCTCTGTAAAATCAAGGATAGCGTCACCTTCTGATTGGAAGCTAACATTGTCTGCATATGAATCGACATTTGTCTCATCATCATTGTAGTCGATGCTATTTAGACGGTATGCGATAGTTTCACCTGTTGTCTTTGCTGTACCCACAATCAATTCACCAATAGAGAATTTGCCTGTAAGGTCTTTAGCAGTAAGTGTGCCATTTGTAGCATCCCAACTTGTAGCATATGCAGTTGTTGAAGATGACTTACCAGTTAGAATCATTCCGT